ATTTCACAAAGCAGCAGAAGACTACATCAAAGCCGACATTGCTTTGCCTGACGAGTTTGGGTTTGCACAAGCAACGCTTGACGCACTCAAGCGCAAAGAAGGGCGCAAGTTGTGTGAGCATGAGATGGCCTTGACAGTTGACCTCAAGCCTTGTGCATGGGCAAGCCCTGATGCATGGGTGCGAGGCATTGCTGACTTGCTGATCATAGACGATGAGAACATGACGGCATGGGTGATTGACTACAAGACGGGCAACAACAAGTACCCCGACAGGGAACAACTAAAGCTAATGTCTTTGATGGTCTTTGCGCATATGCCCCATATCAGGAAAGTTAACTCTGCTCTTTTATATATTGTCAAAGACGATATGGTTAGGCACAGCATGGCTGTGGAGCAGGCCGAAGCTGAGTGGTGGCATTATCGCCAACGCGTGGCTAGAATCGAACAGGCACATGAGACAGGCGTATGGAATAGCAAACCATCTGCGCTATGCCCTTGGTGTCCTGTGACAACGTGTGAGCATCATCCAAAACATTAGGAGGGCATATGCCTAAATCAAGTCCAGAGAAGTTAGCCTACAACAAAAAGTATGAGTCAAGTCCCAAAGAAGTCAAACTTAGGGAGGAACGCAACAAAGCCCGAGCGCTTGAGATGAAAGCAGGCAAAGTCAAGAAAGGAGATAACAAAGAAGTTGACCATATCAAAATGCTTGACGCGGGCGGTAAGAACATAGCCAAGAACTTGCGCGTAGTACCCAAGAGCACCAACAGGAGTTGGCGTGACGAACACGGCAATATCTACGGCAAGAATAAAAAATAAACAAAGGTGAGTAAATGCAAATCGTTGAAGACAAAGCGCTGGTGTTTCGTACGCGGAACCCAGCCAAATACAGCATCATTCCTAAACACAAAATACTAGGCGAGTACGATGATGGCTATGAGGTAGCGGTCTACTGGGGCTTGGATGAGGTGCGCGTTCTTAAAAACCTTGGGGTCAAGAATGTGCCTTCACCAATCATAAAGCGTTACACATGGCCAGGGCGATTCACGCCCATGCATCATCAGACCGAGACAGCATCATTCCTTACCTTGCATAAGAAAGCATTCGTGTTCTCTGAGCCTGGCACAGGCAAGACGCTATCCGCATTGTGGGCGGCTGACTATTTGATGAACCGAGGCGATGTCAGGCGGTGCTTGATACTGTGCCCCTTGTCCATCATGCAGTCTGCGTGGCTCTCGGACTTGAACAACAGCATCATCCACAGGTCAGCCATAGTCGCCCACCACGCGCAAGCTACCCGAAGGATTGAGATGATCCAACAAAACTACCAGTTCGTGATCACAAACTATGACGGGCTCAATCTCATTGCCAACGAGATCAATAACGATGGGCGCTTTGATCTGATCATTGTCGATGAAGCCAACGCCTACAAGACAGTCACGACCAAGCGATGGAAGTCCCTCAAGTCCATCATCAAGCCCGACACACATCTGTGGATGATGACGGGAACGCCTGCGTCTCAGTCGCCTGTGGATGCGTACGGCTTGGCCAAGCTTGTCAATCCAACGGGTGTCCCTATGTTTTTTACTGGGTGGCGCGACAAAGTCATGAACAAAATGACCATGTACAAATGGTCTCCAAAGCCTGACGCAAAAGCAATGGTGCATGAAGCCCTGCAACCTGCCATCAGGTTCACCAAAGCGCAGTGCTTGGATTTACCGCCAGTGCTCACCTTGACTCGGGAAGTACCCCTCACCCCACAACAAGCCAAGTACTACAACTTGCTCAAGGACAAGATGCTCGTGCAAGCATCGGGCGAAACCATCAGCGCAGTCAATGCGGCTGCAGCCGTCAGTAAGCTCTTGCAAATTAGTTGCGGTGCAGCATACACCGATGACCGAGAAGTCGTTGAGTTTGACTCAGCCCCACGCCTTGGTGTGCTAGAAGAAATACTTGAGGAAACTGATCGGAAAGTAATTATTTTTGCACTTTTTAAATCCACGATTGATACGATTCACACGCACTTAAACAAGCGCGGTATCAACACGGAATTCATCAATGGCACAGTGACGCCACCCAAACGCGCAGACATCATTAGGAGATTCCAGAATGAGGAAAACCCTAGGGTCTTAGTGATGCAACCGCAAGCAACAGCGCATGGAATCACCTTGACAAGAGCCGACACCGTGATATTCTACGGCCCCCTGATGAGCGTAGAACAGTACACACAGGCCATTGCAAGGGCAGACCGCAAGGGGCAAGACTCGGACAAGGTGACAGTCATCCACATCCAAGGCTCGCCCATTGAGAAAAAGATGTTCACAGCACTAGAGAATAAGGTGAGCGACAACTTACTTATTACCGAAATGTTTGAGAACGAAATAAATATTAACAAGGAGGTTGCAATGGCTTAAAACTGTTATACAATGTCTAACGCTAGACAACAAAACAAAAGTAAATTAAACAAAGGAAAGTAAATGGAACAGACAACTGACGAGGTAATCCCTCTCGCACAATTGGCTAAGATATACCGCAAGATCAAGTTGCGGATGGAAGAACTCACTAAAGAGTACGATACTCAGACTGAGCTTCTCAAGGAAGAACTTGAGGCTGTCAAGTTTGAGATCAAGGATCAGATGAAAGCGCAGGGCGCCACGTCGATCAAAACCGAGTTTGGCACAATCAGCCTTGTGACCAAGACACGCTACAACACGCAGGACTGGGACTCATTCAAGCGATTTATCGTGGAGCATGATGTCGTGGACTTGCTTGAGAAGCGTATCGCACAGGCTAATATGGCTAAATTTCTAGAGGAAAATCCTTCTCTAGTTCCCCCAGGGCTCAACTCTTCTTCAGAGTATGAGATTCGCGTCGTTAAACCAACTAAGTAACAACCATGTCAAACCTATCCGTATTTAATCCATCAAACGTACCCACATTCGCACAAGGTGGCGAGCTATCCGACACAGCCAAAGCCCTCATGGGTGGCACAATCAACACGAGCAGACGCATCTCCATCAAGGGTGGCGTGTTCCGCATCGTGGCAGGTGGCAAAGAGATTGCATCTATTGATGATCGCAGTCTTGATGTCATCGTGGTCAAAGCTGCCCCCAAAGTTAGCCGTATCTTCTACGCCAAGTCCTATGATGGCGACAACATCACAGGGCCAGACTGCTGGTCTAACGATGGTGAGATGCCTGACGCTTCCATCAAAGCGCCACAAGCACAAACCTGCATGAGTTGTGAGAAAAACGTAGCGGGATCAGGGCAGGGTAATAGCCGTGCTTGCCGTTATCAGCAACGCTTGGCAGTGATGCTTGCGGACAATCCTGATGATGTGTTGCAACTCACATTGCCTGCTACATCCATCTTTGGTAAGGAAGAAGGCGACAAGCGCCCATTGCAAGCATACGTTAAGCACCTCGCCCTAGCATCACCTCCTGTGGACATCGAGAAGATCGTGACGCAAATGAAGTTCGATACTAAGGCTGAAGCGCCCAAGTTACTCTTTGCACCTGTGCGTTGGCTCACCAATGTCGAGTACGAGTTAGCTAAAGCCAAGGCTCAAACGCAAGAAGCACTTGATGCTGTGCGCATGACTGTGGCTCAAGTTGATGGAGTTAAACCACAAGCCCCCGCACTTGCAGGCTCACCGCCCGTAGATGTTGTGGCTAAGAAACCCAAGGTAGCGCCCATAGCCGAGGCCGATGAGGAGCCTGAAGTTCGCAAGGAAGCATCCAAGCCTACTGCAGTGCCTGCCAAGAAAAGCAAACTTGCTGACATCGTGTCCGACTGGGATGATGAATAATTAAGTTTAGGGGGAAAGCTGGAGGGATACAGCGAGTACCCCGCCTAAACAAATGCCATACTCAGACAAAATCGTAGACCTTGTGGCTCGATCTCCTAAGACTCTAGGTAGTACTCTTGGGCGATGGGCTATTCATTTGGATTTTCCCGTGACGAAAATCGCTTACGCACTTGGCGTTACCCGACAAACAGTTTACAACTGGTTTGAGGGTAAGGATGTGTTTGTCGCTTATCAGAATCGGGTTGAACTTTTAACAAAAATTATGTCTAGCTCAAAAACAGCAGACGAAGCATGGAGAAGAATATGTCAGGAATACAACCTAGAACCCTAACCAATGATGAGTTGATTCGGTTCAGTGAAACTTATGTGTACCGCCCCGAGGGTATGCCCATAGACTACCAAAAAGAATTGCTCAAACGCTTTATGCAAGCCGATGTGCAAGACGCGCGTCCTTACCCACAAAACGGCCAACTCGATCTCTTTAAATAAACCCGAAGGAAATGAATGGAACCGCTAGATTTTATGGCGGCGGTTCTACCGCCACCAGGTAACGGACGCTATTGCGTGGTAGAACTCACCAAGAAAAAGGAACACGTTTATGTTGATAATCTACAAGAAGCCGAAGCGAAGATAAACCTCTGGAAGCAAAAGAACTACGATGTTTATTTTGCGCTTGGCACGTTTGGTGATGAGTTGAATGACAAGCAAACCAACTACTCACGAACTTCCACCAACGTGCAAATGGTTAGGTGCATTGCTGTGGATGTGGACTGCAACCATCCTAAAGATATACCTGATGAGAATGGATTTATTAAACCGAAGGCGTACGCATCAGCCAAGTTGGCTGTTCAAGCGATCATAGATTTTTCCAATGAGATTGGGCTGAGTGATTTAGGTCAGCCGTGGTTGGTTGCATCGGGCGGTGGAGTACACGCATACTGGCCTTTCCATGAGGCCGTAGACAAAAATGAGTGGTTGCCTGTAGCTGAAGGATTCAAGCGCTTGTGCTTTCAAAAGAAGCTGGCGATTGATCCAACAATTACAAGCGATGCTTCTAGAGTCTTGCGCGTACCCGCCACCATCAACACAGGGGTCAAAGCAAACAAGCAAGTCAGAGAAGTCACCAACGTTCGGTTCATGAATGAAGGCGACTTGTTCAACTTTGAGGACTTGAAGGCCATAATAACCAAACATCTTGTGGGGACAATGTATGAAAACGTGGTGTCTCAAGCAGTGCCAACACATTCCATAGCATTGCAAGGAACTCCACCAACATCTACTAGCGCCACGACTGTAAAACTTTTTGAGAATTCTGTAACCAAGTTTGGTAAGATTATTAAAATCACAGCGCAAGGCGGAGGGTGCGGTCAGCTTGAGCACTACATCAACAACGCTAGTGAAGATGGTATGGAGCCATTGTGGCGTGGGTTGTTGTCTTGGACTAAGGTATGCGTAGACGCAGAGAAAGCATCGGTGTGGTTGAGCGACATGCACCCCTACTCTCACGAGAGGATGCACGACAAGATCAGCCAAATCAAAGGCCCCTACCCTTGCATAAAAATGGATAGCGAGAACCCAGGTGTTTGCCCATCATGCAAGCACTGGGGCAAGATCACCAATCCCTTGGTGCTTGGCAGAGACACCGCAGTAACACGCACAGAAAAACTAATTGAGATCACAGACACAAAGGAGAACCGCACAATCAAAAGACCCGAAACACCCAGAGGCTATGCGTATGGCGAAAGAGGTGGGGTTTTCATGGAGAAGGAAGACTTAGACGCAAATGGCAACAAGGTTGTTAAACAAATCATGATACTGCCTTACGATTTGTTTCCTGTAGACATCCTAAAGAATGGCAATGAACACACAATCCATATGCTTGCACTACGACAACAAGGCGCACAGACTGTGACGCTTCCACAAAAAGTAGTGGTCAGCAAGGATGAGACTGTCAAGACTCTGGCATCACAAAATATTGTGAGCGCCTTTGGGTCTGGAAATGATAAAAACTTAGCAGACTATGTGAGAGCGTGCGTAGAAAAAATGAGTACAGAAAAAACACCCATCGAAGTTCCAGCAAGTTATGGTTGGCAAGCCAACGAAGACTTTGTATTTGCAGGAAAGATTTACTCCAAGGGCAAAGAGCCAGTAGCCGTGCCCATGCCAGGCTTGGAGAACATCGTCAACAACACACAACCCACAGGAGAACTCCAAGCATTCCGTAACTTTGTAAACCTCTTGATACGAAAGAAAATGTATGACCACCTTGCGATCATTCTTATGGGCGCAGGTGCACCGCTTATGCGCTTTACTGGTATCTACGGGCTGACAATCCATTGCGGTTCTACAGAATCAGGTACAGGTAAATCGCTTGCCTTGGAGGGCGCTGCTTCTGTATGGGGGCATCCTGTTCATTATCGTACGGGTAAGGGAACTTCTCCTGTTGCGATGCAACAAAGACTAGGCTTGCTCAACAGCTTGCCCCTTGTAACGGATGAGATCACATCCAAGAACCGCAACGACTTTGAGTGGTTCCCCGAGTTCTTGCTTGACATGACTGAAGGCCGAGGCAAGGAGCGTATGGAGTCAGGCTCTAACAAGGAGCGCCTGAACTTGTCCACATGGATGAGCACAGCAATCATGTCGTCCAATACCCACGTCGTTGACACCTTAACTGGAGACAGGAAACACGCGGCTGAAGGTGAGTTAAGACGCTTAATCGAGTTTGTCATGGATGAAGAACTCAAGTGGTCGCCCGAAGACATCGAGATCATTAAGTCTATCTCTCACAACTATGGGGTTGCAGGGCATCTCTTGGCGCAATACATGGTGGATAATACCCCGTTCGTTGCCAAGATGGTGACAAGCGCTGTGACTCAGATGTACCTAGACTTTAACGCGACCAATGATGAACGCTTTTGGATGGCAGGCATTGGCACGATGGTGAGCGCAGGGCTACTCATGAACTCCCAACACGCAGACATTGCTGAGTTCCCCATGAACGAGATCATTGAGGCGCTTAAGAAACGTATTGCCTACATGCGCAACAACATCAGGGGCAACAAGCGTAGTGCCGAGGACGTGCTTAACGGATTCATTCGTGAGTACTGGGGCAAGTTTGTAATCATCAACTATGGCGAGAAGGGTGGGTTGTCTGCGGCTATGGGTGACGGCTCCATGATCGACAGGGCAACCACCAAGGCCAACGTCATGGGGCGCGTAGAGAATGGTGTAACACCGGGTTGCAAGGACTTCTACATTGAAGAGCGTCTCTTGAGATCGTTCTGTTCTTCGATGAGCTTTGGTTACTCAGACTTCAAGAAGCAAATGGAGAAGCTCTACACAGTCACATACATGCCAAAGAAAGACATGATGGCCAAGACCAACGGCCCACAAATGCGCGTAGGTACTATGAAGATTAGCCGTCGCGAGGAGGACGCTAATGACATCATCGCCACTGCGAATCCGGTATCCTTGGAAGCATCTTGAGCGAGGGCAGGGGTTCTTTGTCCCCTGCCTCGATACGGAGGCCGTCAAAACTGAGGGTCTCCAACAAGCGCTAAAGCACCGCCTCTTCTACGCCAAAGCCAAGGTTGGTATTAAGAACGGTCTTAGCGGGGTACTCTTCTATCTGCCATCTCTGTAAAACGCCTAGCAAAAGCGTTTTCTCTCTTGGATAGTTCTTCCAGTCTTTTTTCTTTTTCTTCTCGTGTTAAGGTGGGGTTTGATTGAATAGCCCTAGCCATGCTAAACATTGTTCCCATATTCTTTTGGAACTCTCTTGCCGCTGATCCTGCGGCAACCAAATTAGCGTAACTTTGTCTAAAGGCTTCAGCGTTTGCGCGTTGGCCTTTTTTCAACATATCTTTATATGTTGCTTGAGCTTGCTCCGCGTCTTTCATACGCTCATATGCACGCTCAATTAAGTAGTGTCCTTCGGATGTCTGGAACAGACTACCGATAAACGGCATCTTACTTGCTGGCAATGAAGGCTTCTCGCCTTCCTGACCCGATGCAAACACAGGGTCAACCATATGCATTGCCGCCAATCCCAAACTTCCTGTATACCCACGGACAAAATGCTCAAGCATAATGGGCGACACGCCTAATAACCCTGTTGCTTTGCCTGCAAATTTGGCGAGTTCTGTTGTCTCTGGCCGATAGCGTTCTGTAGCCACTAGCTTTTTCTCGCGCTCAGATTCAATAGGCCCAAACGCTGTTTCTCCATAGGACGCTTCAAGTACAGGTTTGACCGCCGCAGGTATCAAGTTAGGCACAGCGTTTTGCCAAATCAATTTGCCCATGCCACGAGCCGCCTCATAGGTGGTCATCTCGTTGTGCATAGAATCAATAATTGCTTCAGGCACAGCCTTAAATAAAATACCGATCTCGTAAGGAATTGGTATCTTCAAAGGATCTTTGACAAAAGGTAGGTGCACAAAGAAGTTACCATAGCGCTCTTCAGGACGAGCTTTGCGATAATCATCATCGTCTTGCATCATCAAAGCGTAGCCAAGGCTCACACCCATCAACAACATGCTACGCGCTACCAGCTTACGTCTTACTTCCATTTGTTCAGCAAAAGGCATTTGGTTTGTAAGCGATCTGTATAGTACATCCAACCCTTGAACTTGTGAGTTAAAGAATGGAATCAAAGTATTCAGCATCTGCATACTTGGCGACAATCCACGGCGACTCAAGTTCTGGGATTCAAACGCTCTAAACTGAGCACGGGCTTTGGACAAGCCCTTCTTCAAACCGTCCTCGTATATAACGGCTCTTGTCGCTGTGTCTGCTTGCAAAGCAAAGCGATCCAACTTGCCTAAAAACGTTTGCCAAGGACTCTTGCCTGTAGCAATATCGGACAAGAACTTGGTCATGTCCTTCTCATCCCCACTGAATATATTACTACTCACTGCAAGACCGCGCATCAAATCTTCTTCGGCTTGGCTTTTGCCAAATTGCATCTTGGACAATTCCTTTAGCGCGTTAACAATTGGTATGCCATCCGTGCCTGACAGAATAAAAGAATTTACAGGATCGCGAACCAATTGGCGTACGCCGTAAGCGGGAATCCGCGTCACAAACTTTCTAATCCATTGCGAAGGAATACCCATCGCCTTGACTAGCGCAGGTATTGTGGTCTTGATACCTTCCATGCCCTTGACGATCAAGTGCGCTGGAATACCAAACGTGTCAGCATCAATGGTTGCAAAAGCATCTTTGCCTTTGATTTTGTAGTGTACAGTATTGACATTAGCCAACCCAACGCCTGCCCCCATCTTGCTAACAAACCCAGCTTTAAAAAGTCCATTGGCAGTTTCTAACGTAGCTTTGTTGTGCAAAGACATGCGGGTTAGCATGAAAGTATTTTGTACTGCGCTGGTTAGTAACGGTAGTATGTGCTTGTTATCCCCAACCATTTGTTGCAAGTCAGGATTGTCTTTAATATTACCAATTGTGATTGGGCGCTCATCTGCCGTAAACAATTGAACCGCACCATCTTTAATGCGGTAGTAGGGGATGTAAGGCAAACGTTTTAAACGCTCGGCTTCTTCTTTACTCATGAAGTCAGACTGCACAGCAAAATCTAATTGGCCGTCATTGTATTCTTTGTAGGACTTTCTAACCGCTTCAAAAAATGCCTTGGCTTTAGGATTGCTTTTAATTGCCGCAGTATCCGCATCGTACTCGGCCTTGACTCCTGCAGGATTATCAGAGTTCAAACGTTCCCAACCATTTGATATAGATTTAGCACGTTCCCCCGCAATCAAAACGGTGGCCATACGCTCGGCTTCGCTCACATCAACGCCAAGTTCTTTGGCCATGTTGCCTAAATGGTCGCTGACATCAACAAGCGTAGTGCCTTTTTGGGATTCGTATCTATACTCTTTGCCCAATGGTGTATCTTCACTGACAATTTTCATTGGCCCGTGAAGTATGAATTGACCTGCTGCGGTGGATACTTGATCCCCCATGCGCATAAAGTACTGGGTGTTGAAAGCTTCTGTGCTTGTTAGTTTGTCATTGCCTTCTCCCGCAACGATAGCGGCATCAGCCGCAGCCAGCTTGTCAACAATTTGAACACGGCCACTAAGCCCAAAGAAGTTACCGCGGAAGTTTTCCCACTTGCCAGGAGTCGAGCCTACCAAGGCGGATTTGTACTTGGGTGCTGCCCCAACATCTTCAGCATTTTCAATACTGCGCGATTGCATAAAGAGGGCTTTGGTAAGTTCTTCCGCCCTTGCCAGCATGTTCTCAGACATGGGTCTGATGTGCAACAATTCCATCACAGCTCTAAAGAAGCGCTCAAGCATGTTGCCTCTAAACCAAGGCAACTTATCCATGCGGTTACGGATAGCTTGGTCGGACAATACTTCAGACGCAAACTCTTTAAGATTTTCTAAGCCGTACTGCCCTTCAAAGTTAGGGTCTTTACTCAGCTTATTAAACATTGCTTGCAATTCACGGCGAGCTTTGCGTTGTGTAGGGGTAAGGTCGCTTTCTGGCATAGTCAACGCACGCATAGTTGCAGCATGAGTTGCTTCGTGCACAACGTCTTCAATGGTAAAACCTTCAGGCGTAAAGAAAACAGTGTTGGTTGAAGCTTGATAAAGCGCAGGTACTCGTTTACCCTTGTGAATAAGTTCTGGCACAATCTCAACTTTAGTCCGCATCAACAAGGGGCGGATAGCATCAGCGTGTTGCCCCAAAAACGTCTTGTCGTTCTTAGCAATATCTTCCAAAGATTTAATTAAACTGCCATCCAGCAAGTGCCCTAACGCTTTATCTGGCAATGGCGTGCCTCCAGATTCTTTTACAGAAGAAGCAAAGAAGTCTGTATCATCTTCATCAATGGCTCTTTTCAAACGATCAAATCTGCCAGCTTTATCCGTAAACTCAATGTCGTCTTCAACGGCGCTGTCTGCTTCTCTTACAGACGTAGTTTTTTCTTTGCTCTTTTTATGGTCTTCAACGGCTTTGTGCATTGCCGCTTCAGCGCGTTCTTTTGCTTCATCTGCAGCATCAAAATCATCTTGCGCTAGTTTAATGCCTGCAGAATTGGGAAAATCAGCAGTGGCTTTATCTTCAGCTTCGTTTAATCTTTCTATTGCTTTTTTGTAGGCTTCTGTAGCGGCACGGAATCTTTCTTTAGCCGCAATGATTGCCATAGTCGGGCCACTTGCAAGAAGTCTATCACCTTCTTTTAAGCGTTCCTCAACCTGTTTAGGCGTCATATTTTTGGTTGCGCCATCAAAAGCCTCTTGATATTTGGCTTTTTCTTCACCAGTAGAAGCATCTAGTTTTTTCTTTATTGTCGCCAACGATATAGCATTTGCTGTATCATGGTTTAAATCAGACGCTTTTAGTCTTACAACACCTGCTTGTTTTGGCGGGTTGCGTCTACCTTGGGATACTCTGCTTTCAGCGGTTCCCGACATCATTGTGCTAGGAGCACGGGCAGCTTTACTTACAACAGGGCCTTCACGACGAGCGCGTAGGCGTTCCCCCGGAATAGCTTCTGGTTGGTTTTCAGCAACCTTTTCTACGCCAAGCTCTGTCTTCTTGGTTTCTGCAACAGGCATAATTTGTTGCAGTTCACGCTCATAACGTTTAACTTCAAGCGTATGTTTTTTTACCGCTTCTACATCGTCACGGTTAATAGCGTCTTCCAGCATGGTCTCGGCACGACCAAGCATTTTCTTGGCATTGTTCTGCACAGCATTAGCCAACGCGCCTGATGTGTCTTTCTCAACACGCACGCCCTCAAGACCAAGACCCTCACGCGCACGTTGAAGCACATCTTTAGGTATACCACCACTGACGGCTTTGGCGTTTTTAATTGCTTGCTCTTGCTTTGCTTCTTTATTTTTTTGCGTTGCTCTAGCTTTAGCCTCTTCAAGTTTTTGTTTTTCAATAGCCGCTTTTAATATTGCGTCGGTTCTTGCTTGCGTTTTATTAGCCTGTTTAAAATTATCAGCTATTTGCTTAAGCTCGGGGTCGTTTTCTTGGCGGGTAAGTTCCGCGTCTCTAGCAGCTACGGCTTCTTCGTATGCTTTTTGCAGTCTTTTTGATATTCCGTACTGGAAAGCCAGTAGATCCCGTCGGGCTGTAGCATATCTAACAACAGCCGCAGTGTGTGCTTTATCTGCAGAAGCCGCTTTCTTTATTAATTCTTCGATGTAGTCTGCCTGCACTATAGGCGAATAACCACTCTTGATAATTTCATCGTATTGTTCTTTAAACTCTTCTAGTTTTTTTGCAATAGGTGTAACTTGGTTTTCCATGTTACGCATATTGGCTTGCATTTGGGTAGCCAACTGCGCCACTTTGCTAGCGTCAATACCTTTTTCTAAGTTTTCTAATATTGTGTCTACATTATTAAGTGTTTCACGAGGGCCGTAACGTTCTAAGAAAGCTTGTAATGAATCAATTTCTTTTAGTGTATCTAAATTTTTATCCGTTGTTTGAACTGCCTGTCTTCTAGCAATTGCGTCGTACTCTTCTTGCGCTTTTAAAAGTTTACTGAGTGCTGCTTCTTCAGGAAGTTCTTTTCTAATATTTCTTATTTTTTGTGTTTGTAAACTTACAGCATGTTTATATTTTGCAAGCTCATCAATCGGCCCAAGAACAGGTTTTGCAGTTAAATCCGCCAGTTCTTTTTCTGCAGCTTTTAATTCTTCTTGTAAATTTTTTATATTTTCGGGATCACGATTTAAAATTGCAGCAACGCTTGCATCTGCTTGCGCTACCTCTAAACGTTCTTGTGCAGCTTTTACTTCTGCTATGCCAGAAGGTTGTAATTCTGCAGCCAAAGTAACAACATTATTTTCTAACCTGTTTAGGTTGTTTCTTGCTTGCTCAACTGTAGGGTTGCGGGCAACAGATTCTTTTTCTCTAGCGGCTGTCTCTGCAAGTTTTTCTGCGGTTTGTGTTTTGGCAACAGCCTTTGCAAGCGCTGTTGGTTTTTCTATTTTTGCTCTTTCTAGATTCTCAATGCCCCAACTGGCTTTATTTTTGGGCGATGTACGCACAACGCCTTTGTAGTCTCTGTAGCCCTCGCCAGCAATGATACGCTGGGCCTCACGTTGTCCAGGAGGCGCCTTATTTATAGCGTCTTGTTGGTCTTCATAGGCGCGTTGCTTTCTTTCAAGATCGGCTACCTTGGCTTTGGCTTTTTCAATTTGTTCTTGTATTTTTTCTTCTTGTTTAATTAAATTTTCTTCACGCGTTTTTTGTGCATCTTTAATACGTTGTTCAAGTTTTTCTTCTGCTTGTTTTGCATATGTAGCATTTCTAATAGCGGATAAGCCCGTTATATCTCCTTTAAGAACTTTTGTGTCACGAACTTTGCTTTTGCGCAAACGAGCCAACTCAACAAATAAATCATTTTCTTCTTTACTTGTTTTACCTACAGCAGCACGAACTTTTTCCAGTTGCGTTTGCAAGTTAACTTGTTTAGTCTTGGCGGCCATCAAGTCCGCATCTGTTACAGGTTTTTTAATTTCGTTGTATTGTTTTAGACCAAAGCCAGGCAATAATTTTTGTTCAGCAGGCTGTTCAACGGGTGTCTTCTGTGCTTCGCGTTCATCGGCAAAAGCTTGAAACTTATCAGACACTTTACCTGTAGCGTTCAAATGTTCTTGCTCAGTGCGCTCAATCTCTTTATTAAGTTGTTCAAACCGTTGTGTTGGTTCTTTAGAAAACTTGTCAATAAGTTGTTTTAACAAAGGAGTGTTGGCTTCTTTGCTACGGCGTTGGAAACTGGCTTTTAGATTGTCACGTTCTTGATACAGGTCATCCAGTCTGTCTTTTATTTTCTGCACTTCTCCTGCAGATTTTGCGTATGTCCCAGCCAAACCAAACAAATCGCCTTGCTCTTGTTCAGCTTTAGGTTGGGTTCTCTGCTCACGTTGTGCATTAGCATTGTATTTTTTTGTATCTGCTTCAAGCTGTTCTTGTATGTAAGCGCGTCTTTGTCTAAGATTATTAAGCGCTTCTACTTTAGCAGGCTCGGTAGGTCGGCCTGCTTTTTGTACGGCGGCATTTAAATCTACCAACAACTTTCTATTTGTATCAATATTGTCCAGTATGTTTTGCGCTTCTACTATGGGCAAATATCTGCCAGGCCCTTTGACACGCTCGCTAACACCTTGCAACTCTTCAAGTCTGCCTGTTAAGTATTTATACTCTTTAATAAGATCAGAATACTCCGGATGCTCAATGCCGCGAACTATTTCCGCGTGCATTGCAGGTAGGCGCTTCTTTAAATCGTTTATGCGGTAATTAAAGTCGCGTATTTTTTCAAGTGTTTTGGCGCGCTCTTGTGTTTGTTTTTCTGCGGATACAACTGTTGCGGGTTGTGCATTTGCTTTTAAAGCGCCAGGCAACAACGCATCGGTTAGATCACTAATTCTTTGATCTAATAGTTCAAGATTGCTAGGCTCTCCCTCAATGTCTTGTTGAGCGTATGTGGGTTCTTTTTTAAGTGCGTTGTAATCTTGTTCGCGTTGTGGGGCCATCATGATGTGGCCTGTTTGCGTTTTGTATGGTTTTTGTTTAAAGGTGGCTAGCAATGCTTTTGCATCTTCCAATTGCTTTTGTGCAACAGAACCTTCAAAAATACCTTTTTCTTTATTGGCATCCGCAATCTTTTGTAAACGCGTAACTTCATCTTCAAGTTTTTGACGTTGTGCAATAGACTCTTGGCGCTTGGCCTCTATCTCTTCCGTAAATTTAATGCGTTCAGCGTCTTGTGCAGCTTCAAGTTTTGCCCTTGTATTGTCTTCACCAAACAAAGTGGGTCTTTGTTTTAGTTCTTGAATTTTGTCAGACGCTTTTTTAGCAGCGGCCATGTCTCCCAACTGCCGAGCATCGTCTAATTTTTTACGTTGTTTTCTTAACTCTGAGTCCGTGTCTTCAAAGTTAAGATCGGCAGGGTTTACCAAACGCTCATTGGGTTCAGCTTTCTCCACAAGGGGGCGTAGCTTTTCTAGTTTCTTTTGTTGCTCTGTTAAAGCAGCGTGTTCATTAATGTGCTGGGCAGCTACGTCCTCGTCCTCGGCTTCGGCCGCATTCTGTCTAGCCAAGTACAAACCACGCGCAATGTTTGTGTGCAGGTTATTAAACTCTTTTGCCGTTGGCACCTGCGTTTCTTGTTTTGGTTGTTCAGCGCGGTTGGCTTCAATCAACTCTTGGTCTGGCGTTCCAGCAAACAGCTCACCTTGAGCACCATACTTTTGCATGGATAAATCGTAAGCGGCTTTCTTTTCAGCGGCTAGCTTTTGACGCTCATCTTCCGCACGTTGGGCATCAACTTTGGCTTGAACTGCTTGGTACTCTTTAATTAAATCCTGCGTGTCAGGATTGGTCATTAACTCTTTAAGAGCTACTCTTGCATCTTTCTTATTTGCTGCGGCAATCAAGTCACCTTCTGGGGCTTTGCCTTTTGCTTTTTGTCTTAAGTCTTGGTATTGTTTATCAAACGTATTCCAACGCTGAGTCAAGTCTTGAATATACTCAGGCGTTTGTTTATACGCTTCTTGTTCTTGCTGTTGTTGTGCGTCAAGCGCCTGTTGCTGCGCTAATTGTTTGGCTTGATCTGCGCGGTCAGCGGCAACGGCTTGGGATTTGGCTTGCCCACGTTCAACAAAACGTCCAGGAACTCCTAGGACACCACCAAGAACAGCACCGCCAAGGAAATTATCAAAGTATTCTTTTTGAGCATCGGGGTCAGTTAAAGATAACCCTGCTTGTAAACGCTCAAACACTTGTTGGCCTGCTTCAGTCAAACCCTCAGCGCCTGCTACCTTACCTGTAGTAACAGCGTAGTCGCCTAGTGTTTTGGCCAACCCTTGAGATGCAATAGCGCGGGCTTCTGCGTCAGAAATTTTACGTCCTGCTTCAGCAAATATATTGCGAATGCCAGGGATCATCTTCAACCCAAAGACATCCAAAGCCGCCTGCGGGATGGCGGCTAGGGCGGCACTACCGAGGCTGGTATCCGCCAAGCTTTTTCCCGTGTCCATTTGGCGGGATATATTTGATCCTGTAAATTGCGCAAGGCTGGCTAATCCAGCACCGCTAGCAGCGGCGGCTTCGCCCACAGTACCCAAGCCAAGGGCATCTAAGACAGCCGAACCGCCTGCAATAACAGGAGCGGCGGCGGCCGCTTCGGGTAACGCCAAAGCCGTTGCGCCTAATGCAGCGGGGGCTAGCATGTACGGTGCTGATCCACCTGCAAGCTCTTTAAGTTTTGTAAGCGGATCTTCTAAAAAACTTTTTTCTGTCGGTTTAAAAGTTTTCTTTTGGTATGCCTCTTCCTCTTGGGCAATTTGTTCTGCACGTTCAGGAGAAATTATGCCCGTCTTAGCGCCCAGTCGAGCCATGTCCTCTTTAAGCTGCGAGGCACTAGATTTAAATGCAGGTACAAACCCTGATTGCGGTTGTTCTTTTGGTTCTTCTTTTTTGGTTAAACCAAAAATATCAGGATACAGTTGTTGGGCTTCGGCTATAGCGGCGTAGGGACTTTCCCCTTCCTTTAAAGGAAAGTACTGGCCATTTGGCAGTTGTACATACTGTGGCATAAGCCCTCTCTAAATTGTATGGCGTATTATTGCATACCCGGACGGGTAAGTATAGCATTTGGATTGGCGCCTGATACAACTTTTGGTGTCTGCATTGCGGCCATAGCTTTTGGTAAGCCTGCTAAAAACTCATCCAACGTCATGTCAGGCAAGCCTTGGGCCTCACGTTTTGAGTTAACGCCTGCTAAAGATGTCAATAAGCTAATGCCAGATTTGTCTCTTTGAAGCTCTTGCATTTTGTTAAAACCTGCTTCAGCATTTCCATTACCAATATACAAAGCGGTTCTAACTTGTTCTGGAGGCATGTTAAGTTTTTCTGCTTCCATTTTAATTTGCGCGTTTGCCACGGCTAGTCTGGTAGCATTTTCTGAATTAGATCTTTTAGTTGCTTCATAGTTATTAGTCGCATTGGTATACAAATTAGAAGCAATACCCGCCTCCATGCCAGTCATATCCGTTGCAGCTTTAACAAAAAACTTTCTAGAATCCAACATGCGGTCGCCAGCTTTTTGCAAACTTTGTAAACGTAAGTTTTGATCGCCAATAAGTGCAGCATCTCGGGCATCATCAATATGATCAAGCGCTTGCAAGTGTGCATCATGCGCTTTTTTAAGTTTATCCAAACCTTCTTGGTAAACTTTAGCGCCTTCTTTAGCCTGACCAAGATTTTGTAAAGCATAAGGAGATGTGCCACTGAGAACTGCCAAGCCTGCAGTAAGCAAACCCATGCGTTTATTCTCTTCTTTATCTTCGTCTTCTTTAGCTATTTCTGCATTGATGCGCGCCTCTGCCCTACCGCCAATATTGGGGCGTTTAGAAAGCATGTCTTCTAGTGCTTGTCTATCTTGCGCGTTTTGAACGCCTGTTTCAGTAACAACAGTATTTGCCAAATCTTCAAGTTTGGATTTGTCATAAAAAGTACCCGCGTCTTTCATAGAGCCTGCGGCTGTTGGCCTTGGGCCTGCAGCAATACCGCCTCCTGTTATTTGAGGAGCTACTATGCCTGCAGAATATGGGGCTGAAGGTGTAGATGCAGGCGCAGTTTCATTATTGGCTTGACTGTATAGCGGAACATTTAAATTGTTTGTTTCTTGTTCTGGTGTTGGTTGATTTTGTGATAGTAGATTTGTTACATTTGAAGAAGCTGCGGCTTTTCTAATTCCGCTAGGACTCATATCAAATTGCGCTTGCGTTAAAGCACTTTGCGCTTCTTCTGGAGTTTTAAAAAACTGCCCTTTAAGACGGTTTAATTCTGCAGGCACAGGCTCATTACCAAAAAGTTTGCCGCGTAAAGTTTTAAAGACTGTTCTATCCGAAGGAGAATCGGGGATATCAAAATAGTACTGTAAGCCCCCTGGGCCGTTTGGATTTGTAGATACTAAATTAGGATAGTTACCCGCATAATGATGTTCAGGACTTGCCACACCTGTAATACCGCCTCCTGCCATCTTTTGCAAATTTTGTGCGGGCAAAGCGCCAATGCCTTGTTCTTCAGGCAATTGGTTTTGTGCCATTTGTTGTGGGGAACCTGCACCTTGTAGTGGTATACCCGAACCCATGTTAGGCGCTGGAGTAGGCGCCATGGCCATCAAATCTTGTTGTTTGACAGGTGGTTGTTGCTGACCTGCTTGTTGTGCCATCATAGCTTGCTTGGCTTTTTGGCGGTTCATATTTTCGTTGTTAACCAGCGAAAACATCAAAGCATCATTTTGATTAGCCATACCTGTTTGGTAGAGCTGTTGTTGACTCATGCCCGCTAGACGGGCTTGGATTTGAGGAACATTAAACATACCAGTTTGATTAGGCATTTTCAGGCTCCATCTTTTTTAGTGCCAAGTCCATCAGACCATTTGATTTTTTAATTGATCCGCCCTTGGCCGCTTTGAATGCGCCAAGGCCAGCGGCTGTCAATCCTAGACCCGCGACTTGCGATAGTGTACTTGGGGGCGCTTGATACACAGATGCAGATTGTTGCGTCATGGGTAGTCCACGAATCAAGTTGGACATGAAGTTCAACTGTTGATATGGGTAATTTTGAGCACTAAGAAAGTTTTGGTATTGGTTATTGAGTAAGTTTTGAACTTGCTGTTGTTGCTCACCGCCCAACTGGTTTTGCAACCCAGTAATACCCATATTTTGGTTGTACTGGTTATTGCCCAGTGTGCCTAATGTGCTGGCACTTTGCAAAGCCGTATTAAGACCTTGAAGACCAAGATTAGCGCCAAATTGACTTTGTTGTGCATTGAGTTGTGCCGCATTTTGAGCCGCGCCTTGTTCAGTATTAAATTGTTGCGCACCTTGATTGTATGCGGTGTTATACGCATTACCAACTAAGTTTTGATTTGCAAGTTGGTTATTAAGATTAGTAGCAGCATTTTGCACACCAAAACGTGAACCACCAAAGGCGCCGGCTTGTGTAGCTTGAGCATTTTGAGTTTGTTGCGCTGCACCTTGTAACTGCTGTTGAATGGCCAGTTGTGGCGCAAGAGACGCCTGCAAATAAGGGTTCATGTAGCTCTGTGCTACACCTGGACTTGTGAAACTTTGTGTTTGGTAGGGGTTGTATGTATAGTTTGTGTTGAGCGCATTTGCGCCTGCCGTGCCTGCTATGGCTGTGCCTTGCCCCAACTGAGGCGAAGCTTGCATTAAAGCGGCATTGTTAAATGACGACTGTTGTAATGGCGTAAATTGCGCAATCGTATCCCCTTGATACTGTTGATAGGGATTGGTGTTTATGTTGGTCAACGCTGCCCCTTGGCCTAAAAGCGCTTGACCATACGGCGCAAGTTCAGGAGCAAAGCCTGTTTGATACTCTGTTACTGAAGTTGGTGATGCTGTTGCTGTGGTAGTCATAGTCTATCCTTATGCAGGTAAATACTGATGTGCGTTAGTATTGGTTGCTACCGCATTTTTACCCACTGTTTTTGATCTAGCTTTTTGAATGCGATCCATCATTTTGTAAAGCTGACGAGCGCCTGCTTCAGTAGAGCCATTGCCAAGTTCAGAAACAATCCGAGCAGGAACTACAAACTCACCGTCAGCAAGACGAGCAGGCTCAGGATCAGTGCTACCAATAGTAGCAGGTATTGAATCGGATACCCCATCGCCAGGGCCACGCAATAAACGTCCACCATCTGAGTACCCTCCTAGATGTCCTACGGACATACCGCCTGCGGCAAGCCCCATCAAACCACCATTGGCAGCAACTTGGTTTATTGCTTCTGCAACAGGGCCGTTACCTGTCGTTGTCCCGTATACAGTTCCGTCAGCATTGTATTTTTTACCATCAACACCAGTAAAAGTGCCGTCCCCATTAGGATAGCCATACATACCACCAGGCAGTTTTGTGTAATTTAGCATACTTGCTGTTTGCGAAGTAATGCCTGTCTGTGCTTGTCCAAGCGCATCTTTGCTTGAACTAAACGCAGGATCAAACTTAGGGTTGGCTATGTACGATTTTGTTGTGGGATCATAAATGTAAGGATTGGCTGCATAATATGCGGGGCTTAAATTTTGACCCAGTACCGTGCTTTGATACGGCGCTCCAATGGGTTGTGAAGGATAGGGTGACTTACCCATCAAATAATCAAACGCCGCTTTAGACCCGCCAGTTTGCGTGTCATTCTTGGCATTGAATTCAGCAATGCTGTTATATGTTGGGTTTGTGTATCCTAGACTGCCACCGCCTTGTGTGTACGAATCCATGATTGCTTTAAGGCCAGGAGCTGTGGGTGTTGTGGCAGTTTGCGTAATTGTTCCGTTGGGGTTAACAAGCGCATTCATACCACCAACACCAGAGGCCAAAGCACCAGCAGGCGCTGTTGCAATACTCGTTGGTGTGCTCACATTTTCAGTTGTACGATTAACTGGATTCAACACTATTGGTGTAGTTGATCCTGGTGGTGTGTATGTGTTTAATACAGTGCCGTTGGGTGTGGTTACTGTGTTTGTACCAGAAGGTGTGGGGGTTGGTGTTGGAGTTGGAGTAGGAGTAACAGTTTTAGCTGCGGACGATGCATATGGCCCTTTTGGATCAACTGCATCATACAATTTTTGAATTGTAGCGGGATCCATTTTAAGAGCTGCAGCCATCTGAGAAGGAGGCACATGCCATGTGTCCATTTCTTGGGCAAGCTGGGTATTACCTGCAACATTACCAGCAAGATTAGTGGTTGCTCCAGTATCTGCATATGCTGTGTGTACGGCGTTACCAATGTCAATATTTGCAGGGTTAGTGCCTAGAGACGTATCAAAATTGCCTATATTTGTGGCTGTTGCATTTGTTGGGTTAAGTAAACTGGCTGCTGAAAATGGATTTGCATTAGACGCCGCCCACGCGTTATATGCCGCAGGATCAATGTGTGATGTTTTTTCAGCCGCAGCAACAGCAGCAGGATCATTTAAATTAATACCGCTTGTTTGAACATACTGCGCAATTTGATCTGGTGTGTAACTTGTGTACGCAGGGGTATTGTTAAGTGCGGTAATTCCAGGAGCAATATTGTTTGTCGCAGGCGTGTTGTTTACTACTGCTGGTGTGTTGTTGGCTGGTGTTGCTGCAGCCGCATTGATAAGAGGCATTACGGAAGTTATTCCGTCACCGCCCACTTGCGTTGCTGTTGGAGTTGGGGTTGGAGTTGGAGGAACAAAGCCCCCATTGTCTGACCCATCATTACCGCTACCAGCAGTAGCGGGATTAAAAAAACTGACATTTGGATTGACCGTAGACAGGTCAAATCCAGGAAACATATTCCCAACATCACTTTGAGTTAGTTGGTTTTGTGCAATCAAATCATTGACTGTACCAATATCGCCCGATTGATAGGCCGCCGCAATATCGCCCCCAACATCATAGTGGTGCACACCACCGCCTTTAGCCAAGGCCACAAGACCCCCAGGCGCCATCCCGCCGCCCACAGCGGGGGTACTACCTTGGAACGCGTAACCACCAAAAGGACTGTAGTTATAACTACGAATAAACTGTGTGTTGGGTTGTGTAGGGGCATTTAGTTTTTGTGGAGTGGCTAGCGATTTGAGCCCGTAAACAGCACCAGCGCCCAACGCTAACTGTGTTGGCAAACTTTGTTCTCCAAACCAATTAACGGCTTTGCTGAACGGAGATAGTTTAGAAGCGGCATCACTTACAGTAGACACGCTGGGCAT